GAGCCACTCAGCCGGACGGCCGTAGTTGCGGGGATCGCCCGTGGCTCGCTTCTTCGGGTGGGTGATGGCCAGGCCCTCCTGGTAGCGATCCCAATACTCGTACTGGGTAACCCACATTCCCAAGTCTTGCTGGTACTTGCCCTCCCTCAGTAGCTCCTTGACCTTCAGGTTGTTCTCGATGTCGGGGAAGCTCTCCAGGATGTCACCCCAGGTAGTCAGCGACTCGTAGATGACGGACTGGAGCCCACGGCGGTCGAACATCGGGTAGACGAAGCGCATGTCCCAGGGCTCGTAGTCGAGGGGCTCGTCCTCGTCACGGACAACGAAGCGGGAGGCAGCCCACCCGCGCAGGAGCAACTGCCAGGCGGCGACCTTGCGAGCGGACGGAAGGCCACGCCGGTTCATCTGCCGATCAAGGTCACGGAAGCAGCCCTTGATCCCGAACTCCAGGAGCCCAACGTCGTCCCGCTTTGCATCGGGCTCAACGTAGGTCATCGGGATGCGAGGCTTGAACGGGTTCCTGGACATGGTACTCACGCTCAGGTCGAGCAGGGTGCGGGGCTCGTTGGAGGTGAAGCGGACGGTGCCCTTGGGCTTGGCAAGCTGATGCTCGTCTACGAGGAGGTACATCATGTGCCACACGTCCATCCGGTCGTCGCGTGGCTTCATATCGCGCTTGCGATACGTGATCTGCTGCTGAAGGTCTGGAATCTCAATCAGGTCGGGCATGTCACCTACCCCGTGCTGTGCAACAGCGTCCACACACCGATGTCAATGCAGACGTAATGCTTCCTGGTATTGGTAGTGTAGAACTCGTCTCCGGGGTTGGGAGAGACGGCGTTCTTGTCGCTCTCGCTCCCCTTCCACACCTTGGTGCCGTTTCGGTCATGGATAAACACAGCGGCCATAGCACCCTCCATTATAGCGTGTTGGGACGGAACTGTACAGGCTGAGTCCGTCCCTGATTTGACACCGGCGGCTGGAACTCGCGGGCAACGAGGCCAATGCCAAGGGCCATAGCGTAGTCATCGTGCTCGCCCGGCATGGCCTCCAGCCGGGGGCGACCAGACGAGCCTTCCTTCTTCGTCCAAACGAGACTGACCAACTCCTGCAACCCGCGCTGATCCCAGCAGACCAGGCTCCCGCCAGGAATGTGCTCCATCAGGGCAGACTGGAGCATCGGGCGAGTGCGAGCGTCAGTTCTCCAGCCCACGTCGCCTACGTACTCAGGACGGCGTGGGTCGATGCCGTAGTACAGATTCGGGTACTGCCACTTGTTCTCCAGGTCTTTGCCGGTGGCGTAGCCGATTCCGGGCCAGGTCTCAGGCACAAGCATGGCCTCATTATAGTAGTAGCCCATCTTGACCAGAATCTCAGCGGCCTCGGTGGGGTCAACCATGTTGTCGTAGTAAGCGGCCACCACCTCTAGAGTCTGGTAGTCGAGCACAGGGGCGGCAAAGAAGTCATCGCCGCAACCCTCAGAGATGTCGGCCGGGATGAGATACTGGCGACCGGGAAGCGGCTCCTTCCAAATCCACATGTGGTTGACGTACCGGCGGAAGTCCTCACCAGGTCGCTCCGGCAGCCCCCTCTCTATTGGCTCCCGCGAGTCTCTCATCAGGCGCTGGATGGTCTTCATGTCAAAGGGAGACTTGGCACCAGCGGCGAAGCAGGTGATCGGGTCTTCCGGGTACTCCTGCTCGAACGGCTTATCAGTCAGGGCAAGCTCAGCAGCCTTCATCCTGCGCCAGTGGATATGGGCATAGGTCAGGCCGTGCTCACGCATAAGGTACTTCTCCTGCTGCGTGAGGTCTGTGATCGGATCATCCTTGTCCGAGATGTACTCAGCAGTCTCCCACCAAGGGTAGAAGAACAACTCCCAGTGACCGCCGATCCCGGCCTCACGGCCACCACCAGCGGCCTTGACCACGTTGTGGAAGACGCCACCGGCCCCATTGGGGGTGGACTCGATGTCAACTTCGCCATCCACCGGGACGGACTGAAGGGCACCGGTGACGGTCTCTACCGGGTGAGCCCAGTGCGCCACCTCGGTGCAGTGGAGACGATTGACCGTCCACGCGCGGCCCACGCCCTCACCCTCGGCAGTCTCAAACAGGATGCGCGAGCCCAGGCCGGGGAACTCCAGCATGTCGGCATTGTCCTCGCCAACGACCGGTGCAAGCCCAATACGCTTCAGGTCGCTGAGATGCTGCTTATAGTGGGCGCGGAACAGCTTCAGGGTGGGGGCATCCTGGGCGATCACGAGGACGGTAAAGTTGGGCGTGGTCATGGCATCCATCGCGTTGTGGGCAACAATGATGGCGGACTCCCCGATCTGGCGCGGCTTCAGGTGCACGCGACGCCGAGGATGGTCAACGACTGTAGCCCGCAGGATAAAGTCGCGCTGGTTGGGCCACAGTTTGAAGGCTACGATACGATTGTGCTTGTCCGGGACAGTCAGGAGCCCCTCAATCCGCTTGATCGGGTCGAAAAGCACCTCAGTCTCGGCCAAATCGGTGCCATTGCGCATGAGCGCCTCCTTTTCGCTACTTGGCAGCGGTCTTCTGGCCCTTCTTGAGCATGTTGAGGTACATCAGGGCCTGTTTCTTGGCCTTCGGGCCGTACCGACCGGCGGCAGCCGCCCGAACCTTGCTCTCAGGAATCTTCTCGTCCTCTGGGACACCCAGAGAGCGATGCAGACCGCCCTTCTCAAAGGTCACCGGCTCCTGCCCCTTCTTCTGGGGCTTCATCGTGACCTTCTTTGACTTGGAACGGCCCTTCTTCCCCTTCAGGCCCTTCGCAATGCGAGACTCATGGGTTGCCATGCGCTCAATCCCCCCTCTTCTTGGGGCTGAACCGCCTCTTACGATTCCGCCGCTGCTTCATACAGCGCTTCCGCATCTCGACGGGGGTCTCCTTGACCATTTCCTTGCCCCACGCCTCGCCTCTACCGGCTGCTGCGGCCGCTGCACGGTACTGATCACAGTTCTTAGCTGGCATCTCTACCCTCTACGGCCCTCAAACGCTTGTCTAGCTCGGCCTCCAGGCCCACAATACGGGCCTGGGCGACCAAAACGGCCGTCTTGAGGTCAGAAATCTCGCTCCGGAGGCAATGAACCTCATCGTTGCACGCCTTTTTCGCCTTCAGGCAGGCATCCAGAGCCCTCTTCGACCGGAAATGGGCCAAAATCAGGCCAAAAGCGCCTCCCATGAGGGGCGGAACGACGGTTCTCAGGACTTCCAGAGCCAGATTTTCCACTTTTTCCTCCTCGCTCTCCTATAGCTGTGGGGGCCGAGTGAAGGAGGCGGACACCCGACCCCCGGCGACGCATCCCCCGTAGGGGATATTGGGCAGCAGAGTGCGGAGAGCGGCACTCGACTATAGCTTACGGGAGCGAAATCGGAGTTGTCAAGCTCTTTTCCGGGTTCTCATAGAAAATTTTTATCGGGAGGATGGTCTGGGCGGGCCTGGCGCATATCATTGAATCATTTAACACCCCTCTGACGACCTGACACTTATTAATATCTTAGGGTCTGGACGTGTTGCTTGATTAAATGTTTTGTGGTACAGTAGTAGTGAGGAGGTGAGAGAGATGATCTCACAGCATGTAGGAGTCCTCATCCCTGCCAAGCTGCTAGAGTGGCTCGACGAAGAGGCCGAGAAGCGCGGCATGACCCGCAGTCGCACGGTCGCTACGATTCTCCTGGAGCAATCCGGGCTTGACCTGGAGCTTCCCCCGCGCGGGCGAAGGATCGAGACAGAACGCAAGCGTGCCATCCGGGAGATCGGAGAGGCCACCGGGCAGGTTCCCATTCCCGGCAGCAACCTGCCATACTATTAGGGTACGGGCGCTTAGTTTAACGGAAGAACGCTGCGCTCCAAATGCAGTAGCGGGGGTTCGATCCCTTCAGCGCCCGCCAAGGTGCAGGGTCGTCTAGCGGTAGGACACCTGGCTCTGAACCAGGAGATCGGAGGTTCGAATCCTCCCCCTGCATCCACTCTCCCCCACTAGTAAAGCTCCCTTAACTTCCCCACATCGTTAATAAAGATCGCGTAGGCTTCGTCCTGGTACGAGGTATATTTGGCCAATTTTCGCCCCGCGCTGTCAGAGGACTAGAAACAAATGGGTAACGGAGCCGGGTGCGCCGGAACGAAGCGGTGTGGAATTGAATCCGCGCCGCGCGGACATGATTTTGGTCGGCTCGAACAAATTTTCAGAACAAATGTGCCAAATGTGCGGAATTAGCACAGGCGTTCTTGCGTATACGTGTATTCCCCCATCGATGACACATCTGTTTGCCAAGAACAAATGTTTCAGCGCGTGCGTACTATCCGGTCTGGTGTGAAAAAATCGCACGCATGTTCGCTCGTGCTGGCTACGTCAGCGTGCGACCAGATAAAGCACTCGCAGTTTAAACAGTCCTTACAGTTTTAACATGACAAACTGACACTTATATCGCAATGCACAACGTCTATGCACAACGTCTATGGGCACGCACGCGCGGAATAGAGAATGGCTATAGATTGGCATAGCCTATCACTCAGGGAGGTAGGTATCGAGGCCGTCTATATCGAGGCACCAATCGGCGGCTGATAATCTTAGGAAAAGGTTGACAAGCGTGGTAAAATGACCCTAGAGACTGTAACATCCGGAGGCTTCGAGCGTCTTTATATCTGGAGACGTTTCGAAGGGAGGCGAGGCAGATGCTAAAGCTCGCACGCGAGCAGAAGATGGCCATGCGTTATCTCTCGCGCAAGGGCAAGGTTGTTTCCGCCCATAGCGTGAGGGAATATGTCAGGCACTACACGCATAGGCACCACGGGAAGCACGCTGGTGCGTTTGACCCGTGCGCGAACTTCCCGAAGCCTATGTTCCACTTGGTGCCTGCCTCGGAAGTGAGGCTAGACTATGCCTGAACCACGCATACCGAAGCTAACGCCAGAAGAGGCAAACATGGCGTACACGGCCGCGCATGCTGAGAATGTGACGCTGGCGTTTGTGCTCCACTATCTACACTGGGCAAAGGCACGAGCCCAGATGCTAGACACCATTGTCCAGACGAGGCAGCTAACGCTCATAGGCGAGAAGGGAGGGAGCGAATGAAAAGCCTCGGAGAAATCCAGTACAGCGAACTCCTGCATGCGATACAGATCGGCTACGTGGACATCGCAAACGTGGTAGTGGTCGGAAGTACCGTATGCGAGAAGAAGGGAGACGCGCTAATCCGTCACATACCATGCGCGTCTGAGCATGGCGCTGGGGTAGTGCGTGCTATCCTGGCAAGGGAGGCAGGTTGCGAAGGATGCTAGGCGTTGCCCATCGACTCCGGAGAATAGGCAAGGCGAGGCAGGCACTGGCGAGGAGAGTCGCTCATGAGCGAACGATTCGCTGGTGTCTAGCCTCCATTCGCGGAAAGTGAGGGAGGCATGATACTACAGCATTGCCCCAGGGAGTACAAGGGCAAGCCCTACGGTTGCGGGTATGGCCCAATCCATCCTACACGAGCGTTTCTTGACTATGGTGGCCGTTGCCCCAATTGCGGGAAGGCTTTCCGCCCATACCGGAAGCCTCGCCCAAAGGTTGCCCCATCTGGCCAGCTATGCGCGGTAACTAGCCTTGCCACTGGCAAGCGATACTGCGACCAACCCGCAGTCAACGGCCGTTACTGTCGCAGGCACGAGTATCTCAACTACGAGTGACTCGCGCAAGAGCTAAGCAACTACGCCTATTCCCGAAGCGCGACCGCACGCTTGCGCAATACTTGGCCGTGCGTGCGGGCGAGCATAGGGAATGGGCCGCTATTATCGAGCCTTGTGGCTCCGAACAATCCGTCTACGATAGATACCTCTTCGCTTTTCTCTCAATCAACACTGCCTTTGCCCCTAACTGCGAGGCATTCGCCAGGATGCGAGGCAGATACTGGACAGATGAGACGGAGACACTCGCCAGCATCCGGTTGACTCCGAGTGTCTCTTTCGCCCCTACCAAAGCAAAGGACATTGCAGCGTTCACTAAGCGATACCTCGCCCATCCGGAGGCGTTCAGGATTCGCCCATCAGAGACGCCTAGCGAGGCAAGAGAACGCCTCAACATTCAGGGATTAGGCCAGGCTAAGCTATCGTTTGCCCTAGCACTGGCGAGCCCTACAATGGCTGACGTTGCCTGCCTCGATAGGCACGTACAACGATGGGCAACGGGTAGGGATAGGAAAGCCTTGTCTCCCAGGGAGTACAAGCGAATCGAGCGAGCCCTATCCCTCGTTGGCGAGCGTTACGGAGTGAGTACGTTCGTTGCCCAGTGGTGCGTATGGGACTGGATGCGAGGCTACGAGGAGAACCATCGAATCATCGCAGACGAGAAGGGAGGTGACGAGCATGCCCAAGCAGGTTGAGTTGTATGTGCCCCTTGCGTACAATGATGGCACGATTATAGACCCTAACACCCTCCGAGACGAGGAGAATTTCCTAAGCGAGCGTTTCGGAGGCGTGTCCATCATTCCCAATGTACGCGGACGCTGGTATCGCGATGGTGCAATACAGCGTGAATGTATCGAAATCTGGCGCATCATCGTAGACGAGTATGACCCTAGCTGGTGGAGCGGCTACAAGGTACGTGCTCGCAATATGTACGAACAGGAGGATTTCCTCATCGTGGTTTCCGACGTTGGCCTTATCCTCTAGGGTTATCCCTGGATAAGAGTCTAGCGTAAGGGAGGTGAAAGCGGAGGCTTCGGCTATCCCGCAAGCGGGCTAGTCGTAGGCTGGGGCGGGTGCCTGGCACCTTGGCCGGACGCCTGGCGTTGCCTGCCCTGGCCTGGCTCGCCCACCCTGGGAGAGTGGCTGGGCCTGGCTGGAGGAGATGGAACATTCGTATACACTTAGTCTGGGTCTAGTGTGTATCGCTTCCATCTTGTTGCTTGTAGGCAATTGCTTGCGGATAGTCGCTTGCAGCCAATGTTCACTGAGTATTTACCTGGGTCGCTTGCAATCAGATTCGCTTAGGTGTAAGGTAGGTATAGGAAAGGAGGTTTCCCCTGTGGAGAAGCTGGCAACGCTAGTGCTCCTCATCCTGCTGGTCTTTGCGATGTATCACCTTTACACCAGCGAGGTTATGCCAATGGCCGGTGGCTACGTGCTCACTGAGCGCCACTGTGCCGAGGACGAGGTGCTAGACTGGATAGCCGACGACGTGCGCGGGTGCGTGCACATCGACGAGCTATGCCAAGAAGGGAGATAGCATGACTGAGAACGGCGCGGCAAGCGCCTTTGCCAATGACCCCATCGTCATCGCAATCCGTGATAATAGGTGGGGCGGCGTGTTCGGTGACGTCTTCGACAATGACCCCATATACTACGAGCACCACGAGGGCAAGGCTGACCACCCCTATCCAGAGGGCAACGGCGACTACCATCCAGGTATCACCGATGGCTTTGTCCGGCGCGGCAACCACTACGTGTTGGTCTTCGTGACCAAGCAGGGCGAGGTCAACATAGACATGGGCTACCACGAGGACGAGATACCGGCCCATGCCTTCAGGATGGGGACGTAGCATGGCTGACCTGACATCCCTTATCATAGCCTTCGAGTCCGGCGAGCTAGACGAGGAGGAGACTATCGCCCTGTTTCAGGAGTTAGTTGACACTGGCATGGCCTGGCAGTTGCAGGGCAGCTACGGCCGGATGGCCCGGTGTCTCATCGAGGCTGGCCTGGTTCGGCCAAGAAAGGGGGCGGCATGCTAGACCCTAAGCACTACCCTATGTTGGGCGGCGAGTGCGGCTGCCCCACCTGCAAGGAATCGAAGACCACCACCCTTGCAGACCTACAGGAAGGAGACAAGGATGGCAACAAGCGGTAAGGTGAAGACCATCATCCGGTGTCCCAAGGGCACCGCCAGGCGAGAGGTTCCCCTGGCTGAGGTGCAGGTGCCCGACCTATGGCATACCGGCCAGTGGCTGAAGGAGCAAGGCTGCCCGAAGGCTGGCGAGGCAGTGCTAGAGTGCTGGGGCCTGGCCCATGACCTGCTGGCTAACCTGAGAGGAGAGGTCTAGCGTGACCAAGCAGCGTAAGAAGAAGCGGAGCGAGAAGGCCAAGCCGGAGGGACTGAGCGGGTACGCTGCACGGCGGCGCTTGCCCTGGAGTGAGCGCCACCCCAGGCACACCGTACCCGTGCACGCCTGCCCCCACTGCGTACCTCAGAAAGGAGCGGCATGAGAAACTGCCAAGTAGCGGCGGCATGGGCGGCTGGTCGCACGGCCAGCACCCAGCACATGACGACCGATGGCGACCGCCTATGGAGCTACAACCTGGTCATCGGCTTCACCGAGGACGACGGCAGCAAGGTGGCAATTGACTACACTGCGCCCCACTTCGTCAGCATGACCACCTCCTGTCACGTCGGGCTTGCGAAGCGTGTAGCAGACTGGGCCGAACCGCCGAGGAAGGACAGGTAAGATGCTCGAACATCGCAAGCACCAATCACCCTGTCCCCACTGCGTCGCTGAGGTCATCGCCGGTCTTGACGTATACGACCTGGCTGTCAGCATCCCTGGCTACCAGGCCAACCGCAAGTGCGTGAACAAGCGCCACCTCGTTGTCCATATCGGTGACCTGTTCGCCGCCTTTGACCCTGGCTTCGACCGCCAGGCATTCGAGGAGGCGTGCGGCGAGGGGGCCGAGCCTGGCAAGGTGTACTGATGGCCAGCGACAAGAAGGCCCGCAAGATGGCCCGCATTGGGAAGGAGCGGGCGGAGCCGGTCGAGAAAGAACCGCTCCGGATGTGGTACACTGTAAATGAGAGAGGGAACTTTGCCCTTCGACGGAGTTGGCGATACACAGTGAGAGGGGCAAGGCATAGCTAGTTCGCTTGTGCTTAGTCGCTTGCGACTAGAAAGGAGGCACCCCGTGAACGAAGACCAACCAGTTGAGCGACGTTGCGCCAAGTATGACATGTTCAAGTACGTGCTTCTCGGTATCTACAACAACCGGCCCTACTACATGGGTGAGCACATCGAGGAGCACCTGAAGGGTTTCGTCCCGCCAGTGCCACCGTACCTCACCAAGCTGGTGCTGGATGCGACACAGTCTGGGGCCAAGTACCAGCACTACGTCATCCTCGCTACCCGTGTGGACAGGGCAGAGGTCACCACCTGG